GGCGTTGGGTTTCAAAAATTGTTCCGTAAACTAAGATTTGGGTCATACCCCAAGAGGCGAGAATAAAATATAAAAGATCCATTTAATACCTATACATTCCTGCTAGTCCATAATAATAACCCGGCATGCCCGGATTTAATGTTCCCTTCTTTTCTTTTTGTGGAACTTCACCAAGTTCGGTGCTGTCTTCCTTATCTGGGTGCAGCAGCCTTTCGTCTTCTATATCATCAACATAATCAAACGATTTGATGTATATCTGCTCCTCTTCCATAAATTCAGCAATATTATAAAGAACTATCTCCGTTAAATATTTGATCTCTTTATCGGATGGGTAGGCTCCCTCAATTGCTCCGAATACGTTGGCTCCCTTTACACTTTCAGGAAAAACAACACCTTTCTTAAAAAGAAAATTAAAAAGTCTGTTTTGACTTTTATATACCAATTCACCAAAATCTTTCTTTGTATAAGCAGTAATCTTGCCTTGCTTCTCGTCTAAAACAATATCCATATCAATGTGATTAAAGACCATAATCTGACCAGACAAGGAACGCTTCATATCAAGGTTCTTGATCTCTCTCTCCATTACTTCCAATGGTAACTGATTTTTAATACTTATTTTAACAGTCATTTTAGTTTTTTATTTCCCTAGCCAATTCTTGGATCTTCAAGATCTTTTTTAAGTCTCCGTCTTCTAAAGGCTTTTGGCTGAAACCTTCTAAAAGCCCCAATACTTGATCAGCCTTTTCAGTCATTTCATTATCTTCTACAAATTCTCTAGTGTCCTTGGCGACAGATACTTCTTCTTTAAGTCTTCCGATCTCTGTGTTTAGGTAGATCTGAAATTCAAGATCGTTGCCGGAAGTGATGAATCTGGAGAGTAAAGTCTTTTGTTCTTCTAGGAGACCCTTGTATTCGCTATTAAATCTCTCAACAAAGGATTTAAACACAAGGTTGTCGATGTGCTTAAGTTCTTTCTTTTCTACCCCTTGTGTGCCCTCGATCATTAACTGAAGGGCTTCTTCTTCCAAAAGGACCCTTTGTTTAGCAGAGAGGTCTAGATTGTTAAACACTTGATGGAGTGTAGCCAAGTTTTTGTAGTTTGGAACGAAAGTTGTGAATACGCCCTTGGAAAGCTCTTTGTTGATTTTGGAGATCATTTGACTTTGCTCTGTAAAAATCTGCTCCTTATCAAGCACTGAGTATTCAATCTTGGACTCGGAGAGAATCTTCTCTGCGATAGTTGTTTTAGTACCCTTGGTCTCCAAGATGTTTTTGTAAATCCTTACTTCCCTGCCCATAGTGGTATTTGTGTTAAAGTGTTCTTTTACAATACTCAAAATAGTTTCTCTTCTATCTTGGTCTTTTTCAACAGTAGCCTTTGTTAATTCTCTAACGAGTGCTTCGTAAAGAAAAATGGTATTCCTTTTCTTGTTGTGCTTAATTTTCGCTGACATCTTTCTTGGTCTCCAGTTCCGTAATCAATGCTTTTACTTCGTTGTTAAGTTCAAAGATCTTTCTTTCTTCTTCTCTATAATTAGAATGTTGTTCCTCTTTAATCCCTCTTGCTAAGCGGGAAAGGTCGGAATAGCCCTTGTTAATGTTCCTAGAAGTGCTGCTAGCTAAGTTGCTTCCGGCGTCGGAAGACATTTGCCTTTGCATTGCTCTTTTGCCTGAGAGGTCTTTGCGAGGCTCATACCACTTGCCTTTAGACTTTGCAGTGGTGGTTACTTTTTTACCGCCAACCTTTTTTTCCATCTTATCGTCTCTGTTTGCTGGTGGGACTGCTAAGAGATTTGTATCTGGCTCACCGGCTGGCTCCTCTGCTGCGAGAGCTTCATCATCGCCTCCTGTCAGATCCTCTAAGCCAGCATCATCTCCGCCTTCATCTCCAAGCAGATCTGCTGCTCCGCCGCCACCTCCACCGCCCATATCTGCGGCTTCGGCTGATTGATCCATTTGGGCTGTAATCAATCTGTCGTGGAACATTTCACGCTGATTACGCAAGAACTCTTCTTCTGAGATAGCAAAGAGGTTTTCTGCGATCCAGCGCTTAGAGAAGAAACCTTCGGCTGCTGCGGAAGCAACGTCAAACTTAGTTCTCCACTGTTCCAAGTCTTGGAGTTCAGCAATCTTTGATGGGTTGTTCATCGAGAGTTTAAAAGAAATAAGATCGTTCTCTCTGTATCCCAGAGTGAAAAGGTGAATAATAGCAATCTTTTCTAACTCTGTGATAACAACTCTTTGCAATCTTTGGATTGTTCTAGCAAAACGAATGTCTTTTTGAGCGAGTGTTGCTTTGTCCTCATCAGCACCTTCACCACGGAAGAGATAAGATTGTGGGATCTTAAGTGCCGAGAATAGTTTGTCTTTTAGGTATTTAACATCGTCGATGTCGCCCGTGTAAGTTCCTCCGGGCAAGCTCTCGACTCTTGTCGATTGACCGCCGCGAGTAGGAATGAAATAATCTTCATCAACAGACATTGGATTGTAACGAAGATCAACACGACCAGAGTCAGCATCAACAACTTGGTTACGCTTCATAGAAGTCATAACCTTTTGCATATATTGTTCAACGTCGTTAGGAGCCATGTTTCCAACGTCAACATAGAACACACGACGCTCTGGTGAGCGAACAATGCGATAAGCCATCATAGCGTCCTCTAGAAGGCTGAGTTGTCTGAATATTCTTCTTGATGGATCTAAAACTGAGGTACCGTATGGAGTGTGCTTATCGTTCCCTAGGACACGAAAATGTGCTATCTGCCAGTTTTCAAAGGTCATTCCAGCGGAATTCCACTGATATTGGACATAGTTTGGATTTGTCTTGTCTTCGCCTTCCAATCTCTCCACCTCCCTAAGCGGGAGACTGATTACATTTTCGATACCTGTTTTATCGTCAATATCCAAGTATAGAATATAATCTCCATACTTACACATATTCCTACACCAGTTAAAAATGTTGTGCTCTATGTTTAGAACGTTATGAAACAAGGAATTGATAATAATTTTTATCTCTTCATTCTGGCAGTGGATGTTTAGGAGTGGCTTCATTGGAGATGAAGTTGTCATCTCATCAGCATAAATATCTAAAGCGGAGGCAATGATTGGCTCATACTCCATTTGATCAAAATCAATATACCTTTGCAATCTAGATTGATTTTGGTAGATATTGGCGGACAAATCAGAAAATGGATTATACCCCATTCTTTTAAAATCCTTACCAGAGGCAGACGTGAATTTATTTGAGTATTTTTCAAGCTCTGCTCTTCTGTTCTGATTTACATTCTGTGCCCTGTAATTAACGATAGGACCAGAGAAAAGTCTGGTCAACCTCTTAAAAAGAGGCGATGCGGGATTTCTTACGTTCTTTCCGTTTTTGGGAGCCATTGTTACTATCCTTTAAGAATCCAATTGAATTGCTGTTGTTCCTTTATACTATCACTTTTCGCGACGGGTTTATAGCCCTGTTGACCCGGAATTGTTGTATTTAATTCACTTTTTGTCCTAGTCATCGTGCTAAGGAATGCTTTTGTATATTGCACATCCCTCTGGTTGGTTTCCAACGCCGTATCTCTAACCCAGCAACCTATTGCAAAAGCCATCACCAAGTCATCGTTATACATACGCATTGCTTGGGGACGACCGTTTTGCCAGACAAATGTCTCTAACTCATTAAATAGTCTAGCAGAATATATTGTAACTAGTTTATTTCTAATGAATTCTTCCATTTTCGCCACAATCAAAGGTCTGGTCTTAGATGTGGTAGAGAAGCCAGCAACAGCATTAGAACTTGTTTCGCCCAAGTATTGTTCTACGTATTCGTGGGTTGACTTGATTGAGTAGTAGAGATTAGGATAAGCCAAGTCTCTGAGTTTGTCTAGGACAGCAAAGCCAACTGAGTTGTTCTCGATCACCATTAGACACTCGCCAAACTCTTTGCCTACTTCGTTTAGCATATTAGCGAAGAGGTCTGGTGTGATTTTGGATTTGTACTCTCCGATGATTTCCATTGTTGATAGCTTCATAAGATGAAAAACAGAACTATCTTTGTCGTCACCACGGGCAACGTCGGCTA